GCGTCCTTACGATGGGCTGGAATACATTATGAAAACTTAAGGATGAGTAGGACTTTTGAGATTGATCCTGTGAAATATGGTGTCCTTAGGCAAAAAGTAGAAGAGTACGAAAAAAAGTTTGATTCTATGGAAAAGAAAATGGATAAGATGGAATCAAATCTTGAGCAGCTTCTTGCTATGGCAGAGCGCTCAAAAGGTTCTCTCTGGGCTTTAATGGGAGTTGCCTCAGTTGTTGGTGGAGTAATTAGTTTTTTAACTGATATTTTCTTTATTAAAAAATGAAAAAGATGCGTCATTCCAAGACTATGTGGTTTTCACTAGCTTTGGTGGTTTTAGGCGCATTGTTTGATCTTTTTCCAACATTACAGGCAATCCTTGATCCTAAATATTATTCTATTAGCCTCGTTGTTATTGGCTTGGTGGTTGCTGTTCTTAGGGCTTTGACGAAAGATCCCATTAGATGATCTATTTGTATTATTTAATTCTTGTTCCTATTAGCCTTTTACTTACACTAATAGCGGTCATTTTTGCGCCTGTAATGCCTCTATTTACAGTTCAGAAGTTGTGGTGGTGCGATAACCATAACTTCCAAGCTGTAGGCCCTGTTTTACCAACATGGCTTAACTGGTTTATGACTCCAGACAATACTTTGGATGGGGATGCCACTTTTGAAAGATTGAACCCACCTAGTTATTGGTCTAAAGTTAAATGGCTTTGGCGCAACCCTGCTTATAGCTTTGCATTGCGCTATTTAAATAATCCTTATTACACAAAGGTTTGGGGTGATCCCACAATTAAAGACAATGACAATGCTAAAGAAGGATGGGTTTTGGTTCGAGCTAATAGCTTGTTTCAGTTTCGTATTGTTAAGCGCTTGTTTGGCTCTAGCCGTTGCTTATATTGTAATTTTGGCTGGAATGTCATGGGTTTGGTCGATCCTAACATCCCTGTTAAACCTGATACTTGGCAAGCTACATTCGTTTTTTCGCCTCGGATAAGTGGATTTAGATGAACATTTATGCCATTTATGCCTTGGTAGCAGTAACTTTGTTTTGCGGAGGATTCGTAAATGGATGCTCTTATCAGCAAAGCAAAGCGGAAAAGACTATCAGGGACAAAGAACATCAATACCAAGCCGATGCCGATGAAATAAGGAAAGCAAAAGATGATCAAATCAAAACTATTAACACTCAGCTTGTTGATGCCGTTAGTGAGTTGCGTAAGCGTTCCAGCCGTTCCGCAGAAGCCAGCAATGGAAAAGGTTGCAACGGATCAAGCCTTTATGCCGAGGATGCAGAGTTTCTTATCAGGGAAGCTGCCAGGGCAGACGAAATAAGAATAGGTTTAGAAGCCTGTTACAAACAATATGAATCAATCAAATGATTATTACTGGGTTCTAGGATGCCCAGGGAGTAGCCAAAAATGAACGAAAGATTAGTAAGGGAAGTAACTCTTGTAGCCACTTGCACTTTGGCAATCATCATTATTTCAGTAGTAATTGCCATGCTTTTAGGGTTATTTAATGAAAAAGTAGATAACCAAAAGATATTTGAGATTATTGGCCCAAGTTTTCAAGGTATTGTGGGTGCAATGATTGGTTTGGTGGCTGGGATTAACATAAGCGTGAGCAGAAGCAATGACGAATGAACAATTACAGGCATTAGGAATTGATGCCAAATGGCTTGAGCCGTTAAATAAAACCTTTGAAAAATACGAAATTAACACTCCAGTAAGGCAAGCTGCCTTTATTGGTCAATGTGGGCATGAAAGCAATTCATTTAAAGTGCTTCAAGAGAATTTAAATTACAGCGCTAAAGGCTTGATGGCAACATGGCCTAGCCGATTCCATGAGATTGATGTTGCTGAAAAGTATGAGCGCAATCCTGAAATGATTGCAAATAAGGTTTATGGCGGTAGAGCTGATCTTGGCAATACTGAGGATGGGGATGGTTGGCGCTTTTCAGGAAAAGGGCTTATACAGCTTACAGGGCGCAATAATTTTAAGACTTGTGGGGATGCCCTAGGCATTGACCTAATATCGCAACCTGAGCTTCTTTTAGAGCCTATGTGGGCTTGTATGTCTGCTGGCTGGTTTTGGAACAAAAGAGGCTTAAATGCCTTGGCTGATAATGAAGATTGGAATACCATTACTAAGCGCATCAATGGCGGAACTAATGGATTACAAGATCGTATTGATCGAACCCATAAAGCAATGGATATTTTAGGAGCATAAAAATGGCAGATAAATTTTACAAAGAAACTAAAGCTCACGAAAAGCGTGAGGAAGCCCAAGTAATTAAATTGCGTAATGCAGTTTATGAGTTTGGCAAAGAGCTGAAAAAGCATGAGTCAGAACCAATGAGTAAGGCGCATCCTGAAAGCAAGTCCAAAGGATCAAGCCAAAAAGATGCGCCTTTGCCTAATATGCGGAAATACTAAAGTTTTTTAAACTCTTGCTCCATATCCTTGAGGGTAAAGATACGGCTTTTAATCCAAGCCATAGTCCAAACCTTCAAGGCTACTTCATTGGTGTTAAATACATCAGGAAAAGTTTCAAAAAACTGTCTTTCGCACTCATTTTCAGGAATGGCGATTTCTCCTGCAAACGGAACTTTTTCGTAGTTCATTTAATCCTCGCAACTTTAGCTTTACGCAATACAGCCTCGTAAGCCTCTTTTGCTCGATCATCAAGATTACGCAAAGGAAGGTTTTGAAAATACTTCCATTTGTCTTTGTATTCTTGAAGTTCTGATGGAGGAGTCCAGCCGTTAAGCCTCCATCGGATCGTAATATCAGTTCCAGGCGCAGTCCAAATAAAGTCGTTCATAGATTCCCCTATCGGCAGATTGTTACCCATTGGCAGCCTCCGCCTCCGCAGACATATTGTTGCCAACAATTAGCGTGTTGGGCCATAACAAAACCTACTACAAAGAACGCTGCTACGGCTACGATTGCTTTTTTAATCATGGTATTTCTCCTTAAAATGGAATATCTTCATCAATGTTTTCTACAGTTTTTGCTGCTGGCGCTGCTTTTTCTTCAGGCTCATTTAAGTAAGCAAGAATAGAACCTTCCTTCATTGCAAATACTGGCAATGATTCAATCTTTAACATCAAACCATGTTTGGTTTCCATTACTACTCCAATGGATTGATAGCGTTTTTTCATTTTTCCTTCTGTTTTATCTTCATATTCGGATACTGCTGCTTTTACAAAATATTTAATTCCCATTTTCTTTACCTTCAATAGTTAGTCTTGCGTTGCCCATAATGCCAATGTCTTTAGCGCCTACATAGGATTTAACTTGCTGCTCTAAAAACCTAAATAGATCCTGCTTATCAATCTGATCTGCCTTGTATCCAGCAATTAGGCAATCAAACTTCAGAACTACTTCTTTAAGATTCATTCCTTTTCTCCATCAGTTGAACTTCTCTATCCACTTCACTTAAAAACTGCTTGATTTCGGCTTCCATATAAAGAATGAACTCAGGATCTCTAGGAACATGAACAATCAATAACTGGCTTCTCTCAGGCATCCTTGGATCAAATGATACAAAATCGCACCATTTAGCTCCTGTAACAGCCATTTGCGCTTGCATTTGAATAAAGTATTTCTGAGGCGGTTCGTTGGCTTTTATGTATGACCAATGCGTTGCCGAATTAGGGCATTTAATTTCGATGAGGCCATCGCTTCCAACCAACCCATCAGGGCTACAACCAAAGCCAGCAATAGTAGGATGATCCACAAATGGGACTTGATCCACAAAATTGCCAGTTTTAACTTCATAAGCAACCCTGGCTTGCGGTTCTGTTTGTGTTCCCCATTCCATTGCAGCATTGGTATATGATTCCTCTATGGTCTTTGTAACTCGTTGCAAGGCAAGCTCAATCAGATAGTTATTGCGACTAGCTGAAGGACCTGTCTTTGTCTTTGCCAATATGTCAGCAACCCTAGAAGCGGTAACTTTCCCAAGGCGAAGCTGATGCCATTCAGGAGTTCCCTGCTGAACAGCAATCCTATCTTCTGTTGTAAATGTTGTCATTTCTCTTGTGCCTTTCTTATGTACATAGTAACTTCTATAATATGAAAATATTTTCATATATACCTAAAATGAAAAAGCGCTATCAATCCATTGGAGTCATTATGGAAACCAAGCATGGACTGATGCTTAAATTAGAAACATTGCCTTTATTTGCAATGAAAGAGGGAGGTTTATTGGCTTATTTAAATCCTCCTGAAGAAAAGAAGTCTGAAGCACAAGCAGCAAAAACTGTAGAAAACATTGATGAAGATATTCCATTTTGAGGAGAAATACCATGATTAAAAAAGCAATAGTAGCTGTAGCAGCTTTCTTTGTAGTAGGTTTTGTAATGGCCCAACATGCTAACTGCTGGCAACAGTATGTCTGCGGAGGTGGTGGCTGCCAATGGGTAACAATCTGCCGATAAGGATAAATATGAACGACTTTATTTGGACTGCACCTGGAACTGATATTACTATCCGATGGAAACTAAATGGTTGGATTCCACCATCAGAACTTCAAGAATACAAAGACAAATGGAAGTATTACCAAAATCTGCCTTTGCGAAATCTTGATGATCGAGCTAAAGAGGCTTATGAAGCAGTATTGCGAAAAGCCAAAGTAGCGAGGATTAAATGAAATCAGAACCAGTTCCTTTTGCTGGTCAATTAAAAGTTCCCTCTGATGATTGCGAGGAAGCCTTTTTTGCAGCTTATCCTGATTTCTTTTATGAAGGATCTACAGCATTAAACCTTTGGACTCAAGCCTGGTTTAATGCCTTAGATTGGGCTGAAGAAAACAAAAGTTGGATTAAACAGATTTAAATTACTTTTTCATGGGATGAGCCTTGTTCATAGGCTCTTTCTCATGCTTTTTTAGCTCTTGTTTAACTTCATAAACAGCATTGCGGAGCTTAATTATTTGAGCTTCTTCTCGCTTTTCATGCGATTTTGTTTCTTTAAAGAATTTATCTGCCATTTTTATGCTCCTAAGATGTCCATAGCTTTATGGGTTCGATCAATTCTATCTTGTAAACCATTCAAACCGCCATTTATTCTTTTGCATAGCAGTTCCCAGTTTTGGTCATCGGCTACGGAATTTAATCCTCGCTTATTCCAATACCAGCCAGCAGACATACAAGCCCACATAGGCTCTAAAAGAAGCTCAGGTTGCGATATTAGATCAATGCCTATGGCATCACCACAAGTCTTAAAATTATTGCGCCCTGTGAGCTGTATAAGCCCTTTTCCTGAAAAGCGCCAGCCATCCCCATCCTCAGTATTACCAAGATCAGCTCTAGCTCCATAAACCTTATTTGCAATGCGCTCAGGTTTGCGCTCATATTCGGCAGCAAATTCAATATTAGGGAATCGGCTAGGCCAAGTAGCAACTAGACCTTTAGCGCTGTAATTGAGGTTCTCTTGAAGCACTTTAAATGAATTGCTTTCATGCCCACATTGACCAATAAAAGCAGCTTGGCGCAAAGGGGTATTGATTTCATACTTTTCAAAGGTTTTGTTTAATGGATCTAGCCATTTGGCATCAATTCCTAATGCCTGTAATTGTTCATTCGTCATCTGATTGACCTATTTTAATGCCAGTAATTAACCCAATAAAACCGCCAACAATAGTCTGAAAAGCAAGAAGAAGCTCAAGTAATTAAGCTCCGCAATGCTGTTTATGAAGTTAAACAAGAGCTTAAAAAGCATGAGAAAGAGCCTATGAACAAGGCTCATCCCATGAAAAAGTAATTTAAATCTGTTTAATCCAATTTTTGTTTTCTTCAGCCCAATCTAAGGCATTAAACCAGGCTTGAGTCCAAAGGTTTAATGATGTAGATCCTTCATAAAAGAAATCAGGATAAGCTGCAAAAAAGGCTTCCTCGCAATCATCAGAGGGAACTTTTAATTCGCCAGCAAAAGGAACTGGTTCTGATTTCATTTAATCCTCGCTACTTTGGCTTTTCGCAATACTGCTTCATAAGCCTCTTTAGCTCGATCATCAAGATTT